GAGTGAAGCATAGGTGATATTCCAAGAAGTGCATTCTACCTGTGGCTTCCAATAAGCTATTCTAGGCTTAAAGTTGTCAGGTACTTTGACCCCGTTCTCAACCTTGTATAGGTGAATCATGATCTGCCCCGGCACTTGCTCACGCATTACAGGAGGACTGAAGACTACTTTCACAGTCTTAGTATCTAGCACGAAATCATTGTCTATGATCGTTCTACTTTCCCCGTAGGCTTGATTGAATTTTGTCTTATAGGAAGTACTCCAATAATCGGCATCATCATCAAAGGTTAATCTGTATTCCTTTGCTGTCAATTCGGATAGCGGAGTGATTGAAATCTCTTGGCTTTGATCTAGCTTATCCGACCAATCTATCGCTTCATCTTTGAAGGTTCTATAGAAGTCATTGTATGGGATAATCTCAAGGACATTTGTCCGAAGCCTATCCTGCGTTACATACAAATTGTACATTGAAATGATAGACTTCAAGAAATCCCTCTGCTTCATGGACTTTGGCAGGGTGTATTGGATTTTCATGGTATCCCCTTCCTCAACTTCTACCGCCACGGGTACTGTGTTCCCGATCTTGAAAGATCCTGTAGGCTGAATCACTACTTCGGTCTGGAGTTGGGTATTCGTTCCTAATCCTGCAATCTCTCCGGTAAGCCTAATTTCAAAGAAGTTATTTGTAGCCAAATCTACACCGCCTGAAATAGCTACATCCCAATTGAATACCTGCCCTGCTGATATAAAGGAAACAAGCCTAGAATCATAAAAGATTTCAGATCCGTTCTTTAGAACAGAGATAGTCCAGACATTATCTGTGTACCCCTGCAAGGCTTCAAAAGCTATCTTCAAATTTAGGTTTAATCCCGTGTTTAAAGATTGAGCCTTTGTCCAAGTAAATCTCGTGCCCCCGTTACTGATTGTAAATCCTGAAGCCTCCACATTGCTAAAGACTAGAAGATGCGAAAAGTCAGCCTCTGTGGTTACTTCATCGAGGAATAGGTTAGGATTCTGATTGAGTAGGGTAGTGCTTTCCCGTGTGATCGTTTTCTCTGCCGTGATCAAAAGTAGCTTTCTAAAATAGAAACTACTGAAGAAAGGTGCTGTCACTTGGAAGTTGGCTTCCGCAAAGATCCGCTTTAGAATTTCACTTACAAAAACAGCAGGCTTGAAGTTCCTAATTGGGTAGGAAATAGAGTCGACAGAATATCCGTAATCCACCAAAGGATAGACATAGTTATCTTCTCCCTCTACCCATTCAAAACGATTCCAAGAACCTTCTATATTGGTTCTATTCCAGACATGATCATAGTCTGCAAAATTTAGATCCGCTAGAGTCTTATCCCCTAGTTCATGAAGGATGTCCCGTAGTCTACCAAAGACATTCACCTCATAGATGATATCCCCTTCCAAAGAGTTGATCTTCATCATTCTTAGAACCCCGTCAAAGATCTTGACATTGTCTAGGAAGATTTGAGCCTGCGCCTGCTTTGCCGGGTTGAAGTTCACCCCTATGTTAGCATCTTCCTCATAGAAATCATTATTGACCGAAATATCAAAGATGTTCCCGAATAGCTGCTGATTCTTTGCCGTGCTTGGCAGGGTGATAGTCTTGGAATAGGAAGTGTTCCGCCTTTCGATATCGCTAATGTCCGAAACCGAAAAGGTGAAGTCTACATCAATATCCCCAAGGGTATCCGCTTCGATCCCTTCTACAAATAGTCTAGCACTCATATTACCTGTCTATTGTTTAGAAGTTGGAATTCTACATCTAGTTCAAGATTGAATAACTTATCTGAAGCCGTTTTCTTCACCTCGTAGGTGGTAGCGTTTGGCTTGACAGGAATCCAAGAAGGAGTGATGTAGTTATCATTCACCAAGTTCAAATAGACCAATGGGGAAGAGTATAGCTGCCTGATTAGTTCGGCTTGGGTATCATTCAAATAGTCCGAAATGATTCTCCAATTCTGCGTTTCTTTTGTGAAATAGACCGGGTTCACATTCTTGACCACGATCCCATTAGCCTCATAGATATCCCCATTGTAGTTTCTTTCATAGCCTTTCTTCTCGATCTGGAAGGTAGTCTTATTCACTAGATCAAAGTTGAAGAAGTCATAAGCCCCGTACTTGTTCAGGTAGGCTATCCGCATAGGATCGTATCTTCCGCATGATTGGATATAAATATTAGCAAATCCTGAACCATTTGTTATTATGCCACCATTATTGCTCCAAACTATTCTAATAAAAATTTCAGAAACATTAGCCCCGTATGTAATTGGTGTGACCTTTAAATATGTAAAGCTAGGAGTTGATACAGCCGAAGGAGTTACATTGTAAGTCTGAGAAGTTCCGTTTTTATATGTTACTTCAATCTCAAAACGAATGATATATCCTAAATTTATAAAGGCAAAAATTTGGGAATCTGTTTCCCTCATTTTAATATTAGTCCAATCGGTTAATGGTTTGTAAGGTTTAAAAGATTCACCAGTATAGCTTCCTGTATATTCTTCTATATCTGAGTACCAATTCTTCAACTCAAGCAAAGGCAAAGCCCCTGCAAAAGCATACTTCACTTCACTCACTACCTCACTAGCTAGAACGATCACAAACTCCCCACCTACCTCATAGTATTCGTAGCACTTTAGGTAGTAGGACTTGATCGCATTGGTAGAAGATGAAGAAGTAGCAGTCTCGTAGAACCCTTTGCTGTAGCTAAAATCTACAGAGACATATTTGGAGACATCGAACTCCACCGGTTCGGAAGGATCAGCCGGGCTGTCATAGTAGGCAGTAGTTACCAATTCATCATCTGAATTGTATACTTTTACTACATACTTGAAGCCTACCTCTTCTGAGTTCGTGCTGCTGATCGTATAGTTGATCCTGTTAAATGCAGGAAGGATGTCAATGCTAGGTTCTACTAGGGTTATCATTTGCTTATTCTTAAAATTAGTGAGTCACTTCCAATGGTTTGAATATCGACATTGAACTCCGGAGTAGCTTCATCGATTGACTGCTTGATGAACTGCCTTCCTTCAATACCATACTTCTTGATGTAGTAGGCTAGTCGCTTTGCACTACTTGAAATTTGTGGTAGCATATTGCGACCCTCGATTAGGTTGGTAGCTTCAATCTCCATGTTCTTTCTCCGCATCCATCCTTCCAACTGCTTCAAGGCTTCGACAGGCATCCCATAAGTTTTGAATTGGTAGAATCTACCATCATCATTCTTATAGGTCTTCCGCTTGTTTTGGATACCCTTCACACCCTTATCTATGTAGTCGGCATAGTCTACACCTATTTTTATTTCAAGCCTGTATCCTGTCCTAGTTTCGCTTACACCAAGAACAGAAAAGGAAGATGCTAGTTTCCCTTGATCGGCAGGAGAATATTTGGCTAGGTTATCTACTAGATTGATCCCTAGTTTTTCCATCGCATTCTTAACATTTGCCACAAGCGCACCTTCCACCTTTGCGACATACTCGCTAGGATTCAGTTTTCTTCCACCTATTACTAGGTTTGCTACTTGAGTTTTTGTTGCAACTGCCATTTCTTGTATTGCGCTTCTTTATCCTTATTTAAGTCCTTCAAATATGCTAGGGTGTTTAGGTACTCGATCACCCTCAATTCGTAGCCTTCATTCACTGTTATGTTCTGGAAGTCTGCGACCTGCTTAGTGCTAAATACCCACCCCCACCTTGCCATAAACGGACTACCTTCTCCGCCATCTTTTGATTCTCCATTGAGAAGGTTATGGTACTGCTTATTAATTCGCTGAATAATTGACAAAAAAAAAGCATACAGCTATATACTTCTATGAATTTTGCCCCTAGCAAATTATCCGCTACCACATCATGAGGAACTACCCCATAGCCCTGATACTTATCTCCTTGCATTGGTAGAAAGAAACAGGCAGCAATCTTATTCAACTGCATGATCTCCCCACTAAAAGCTAGGATGTCAATGTACTGCCCTGCCGTGATCTCGTGTAGTTCAAAGCAGAATTTATACCTATTCTCACCTACCTGCAAATAGTCTACAGGTTTGGTCTCTGGAATGTTATCAAAGAAAGCCAACTTCTCAGCGTACTCGTGCATGAGATCTCTGTACTTGAAATCATCATAGTACTGTTCATCCTTTCCCTCCACGATTGCAAGCATCTTCTGCTGCTTCTCGATTATGTTCAGGTTAGCGTTTGCCTCGATATCGTACAGGCTAATGAACTGCCCGACAGTCAATTTATCCCACATAGTTTTAAATATATTTTTTTGGTTTGATGTATCTATCTGAAGGAGTACTTCCCTAGATGGCTATTCGAGATCTTATTCACCACCGAATACCTGAGAGCATCCAATGCGTGATTGAAATTATCCACGGGCTTATTGGTCATCTGCCCATTCTTATCTTCGATATACTTGTAGTTCCTTAGTTCCTTGATCAGGTTGTAGCTTCCTTCCGTTGCATAAAGGTTGTATCTGCGTATGATGTCTATACCTAGATTGATAGCACCCTTCACCACGGGCTTCACATTCCATCCCATCCGGTAAATCTCTTCAATGCTTTTAGGTTCGGCTGAATCGGCAAATATTTCATTCTGCTTTTCAAGTCCTAGGCTCTGCATCTCTTTGGCTATGTCTTGGTTGGTCATCCCGGTACGATAGATCAATTCATCGACATACATAGCATCATCTAGGATGTAAGTCCGAACCAATGCCGTAGGATCATTTGAGAATCCAAAGTCAAGACCATAGGCTACTAGCTTAGCTTCCTTGGGGATTTGCTTGCAAGTGCTAAAGGTATATACTAGGGATCTGCTTTGACCCCTTTCTCCTAGCCCGTAGACCCTCCAATAGTTTTCATCTATCTCTTTGAGCCTTTCAATTTCTGCTTTGATTTCTGCCCCTAAAAATGGGTTATCCTTGTAGGTGGTTTGATAGAACTCGACATCCTTTCTAGGAAGCACCTGATCATAGATCCAATGAAATTCTTCCGAAGGGTTGAAGTCAATGATCACCTTTTCATTAGTACGGAAAAGAAGCTGCTGCCAATCTTCAAAGGTCAGTTCGTTTGCCTCATTTGCGAAAAGCAGATCTCTCTTTCTACCCCTGATCTTTTGAGGCATATCAAGGGAGATGAATTCAATGGTGTTGCCGTTTAGCTTGTATTCAGATGCAGTCTTTGAGTGATCATCTTCTGAGTAGATTTCGTGATCCTTGAGGATGGTTAAAAAGTCACGCATGACAGTACCCCTCAAAGCAGGGTAAGTCTTTCGGCAGATCGTGATAATCTTCCCGGTGTTCTTTTCGCAGTATGAAAAAATAATCCAGAGAAGGATATTGTAGGTCTTCCCTGATCTAGTGCCACCTTGCTGAACTACTATCTTGCTTTTGCTAGTCTCAAGGTGACGGAATACCTTATTTGTTTTGATGCTAGATACTGTCATCCACTATCTTAACTTCAAATATTTTTTGACCCTTTGAAGTGATATCTGTTTTTTGCTCAATCTTACCATGAGCCGAATCCATAAGTTCTTTATACGCTTGGACATCGCCTTCCCTAGCCTTTTTGATTAGGGCTAAGGTCATCATGTCCTGCTGTTCTAATTCTTCAGTTTGACCCGTTATAGGGTTTTTCTCTTTCATCTTTACTTCGAGCCATTCCCGTACTAGGGTAGAACGATTTCTAGCCCCTTTCGGTCTTCCGTTGGGGTTACCACTTTCACCGGGTTGAAACTTGTATTGCTCTATATTTTCGGGGTTTGGCATCGCTGTATTTTCGGTGTTTAATCTAGTTTTTCGTTTCCTTGTTCTAGGACTTCAGGTTCTTCTACTTCCTTTTCTACTAATTTGTTTGCTATCCCTGCATCATCTAGCAACTTCTTAAATAAGTATGCAAGTTGAAAGATTCCTTCTTCTTCATCTAGGGTGATACTTACTACCTTCTTAGGGCTGTTGAAATTCAATTGGAAATTTGACATGGTTTGTGGTTTTTAAAATGGTAGATCGTATTCTTCGGCTTGGTAAGGAGCAGGTGCAGTAGGCATTTTGTTAACCTTTGGGTTACTATTTTCCTCCTTTTTGTAATCGTTTAGGGTAATAGCCACATCCTTGCCGTACTCATTAGGCTGATCATAGATATTGATATTCAGGTTGACATACTTCTTCCCGTTGTAGGTGTAAGAGTGCGCCTCAGCATCGGATAAGCAGATCGCAGCCGTGAGCCATGACCCGCTTCTTTTCTTTCCGTTGCCTAGTCTAATTTTTGGTTTGTTGTCCATGTGTTTATTTGGTTGGTTTTCTTCTTCTCTTGATAGGCTTGTTTTCAATTACCGGTGCTTCTGTAGTGAATGCTACCTCTACCTCCTGCAAAGCCTGTGCTGCTTCCTCTTCCTGCTGCTTTCTATACCATGTAGTATTCTGATCATTGGTGTACCACCCATATAGGTAGTTCACTAGTTCTGCTCTACATTGACTGCACCAATGTGAAAAATTATGCTTTGGATTGACATAGGTCATGTATAATTGAATCAATTCATTGTATACTTCCTTGGAATAGTTGCGGATGAATGCGTGCTTCTTGTAGCACTCATATAGATGAAAGTGCTTCTTAAATACTTCGTGATCTTCAGGTGTCATAGTTCAAATTTATTAGTGAAATGATCCTCCACATATAGGTACATGAAGGGTACTGCGCTGCTTATAAATATTGCAGAAAGCAAATCCGTTTTTAAGATTAGAAAAAAGAGACTAATCCAAAAGGATATACAGAAGGAACAAGAAAAAGGTTTGACCAAATTCTTTCCCGTGACTTTCTTAAAAAATTTAGGAAAGTTTAAGATGTAGAAGTAGATTAAGGTTATTCCGATTGATCCTAATATACTAGCTGCTGCTTGATACATTTTCTGATGTTTTTAATTGTGATGAAAATTGAAGTATGCGGAATGCCTGTCTGCTTTGATACCTTCCTCACAGATCCTAGTTCCACATACATCTTGAGAATCTCTTGATCGTACCAATACAGGGATTCAATGATCTTTGAAATTGAGTCTGCTACTGCTTGGCTATTATCTATTTCTTCTTCTTCTTTGATGAACTTGACTATATCCTCCACGGGAACAAGGGTTGCATACATCCTTCCGAACTTCCCGTATTTGCTATTGGTTTGATTGCAGCATATCCGAACTATCCAAAACTTAAATACCTGCTTTCCTTTGGCTTCTAGTTCCTTGAGTTTGGCTTGATCGTAGTCTAGGACTATCACCGCTACTTCTTGCCGTAGATCTTCCCATAGGTCTTTACCTATGTTCTGGAATACATATTTAAACTCTTGATCATATAGCCATTCAATCACTTTCATTTAAGGCTTATTACTTCCCCGGTAGGCTGCCCTGAATAATCGCATAGCCATCCGTTCCATTCAAAGCGTACTTCCTTCTCTCTGCCGTTATATGAAGATGCTAGGAGTCTTATCTGCCTCTGTACTATCTCAATACTTTGAAAGCTGCCTCTCCCTTTATTCATCCACTTAGACCATTCCCCATTTGAAAGCCTGTACCGGATCTCAAGGGAATAATCTAGTTTCGATTTGGGAAGCATTCTAGGCATTCTATTTCTTTTCTCTGATCACTACTTCAAGACCTACTGCCTCACATATCATTCTAAGATTGAATAGGCTGATTGACTCCCATCCATTTTCTACTTGGTTGATAGGTGCATGGCTTATACCTAGCTTCTTGCAAAGTTCTAGCTGTGTAAATCCGCTTTTCTTCCTTGCTTGTCTTATTAATCTTCCTTCTTCTAAACTCATTTGGCTTGTTATTTTTTACGAATATAGGATAAAAATTAATATCCAATTTTAAAGGGTGAATTTTGTCTAAAATAGAGCCC